TTTTGCGTTGGGCCCTGCCCGGCCAGCGCAAGACTGCCCAAGACGTAGTCGATCTCGACGCTATGGGCCTTGAACTGGCGGAGATCGCCAATCGTCTCCACGTCACGGATGACATACACTTGGCAAGCGAATTCCGCGCTGCTGCCGGGCGGGGTATAGAGCCCGGCATCAGCCATTCCTGAACCTGCAAAACAGGTGTGCAGGTCGGCGTCCAGCTGGGCGAGGAACTCACGCTGGCTCATCACTGTCCACCGCGTGCGCGCCGGACAGCACGCTCCATATACAGGCCGGCAACTAGAGCGGCCAAGGCGGTCAGCTGCAGCAACAGGATCATGGCTCACCACCGCACTGAATGGCGTAGGCCTGAAGGGCCCTCACCTGGGCGTCGCACTGTTCGGCGGCGCCAATAATTCGCCCCGCACTTTGGAACCGGTCGTCGGCCCCACCATCAGGCTGGCTGGCGGCGGCGACGGCTTGGGACAGTGCGGCTGTGTGGAGGGCCGCCTGCCAGCGCTGGTGCAGCTGGCGCTGGCCAGCGCGCAGATCATCGACAAGGCGATCAGACTGATCCTGTGCATGCTTTTTCTCCTGTTCATAGCGGGCAGCAACAGCATTCGCTGCCTTGACGTTGCCGCGCTCTGTTCGAATCACGTTCCCCAGTTGTCCGATCTCGAGCTCCGCCGCAGACAGCTTGGAGGTAATGGCATCGCGCTCGGCAATGGCAGTTTCTGCAGCCGCGCTGGACTTCCAGACGCTTCCGCGCTGCCAGACGACGACACCCAGCAGCAGGAGTACCGCAACAGCAAGGGCGCGGATCATGCCGACACCCCATCGGTTTCCGGAATCACGGCACCCAGTTGCCTCAGGACCGACTCCAGCTGCCGGATCCGGGTCCGCAGCGCGCTGGCTTCCTCCTGCGCGCGCAGGCGCATATCCACCTCTTGCTGCAGCCGCTGATCTTGGGTCGACAGGCGGTTCTCCAGCGTTTCAATGCGCCTGGCCAAACCTTCGATCAGGCCGATGTTGGCGTCCGTCTCGGTGCGTTCCTTCTTGCGCGACAGAACCGCGCCCCAGGTCTCGCGCAGCAGCCAGAACGCCACCACGCTGCCGGCCAGCCACCAGGGTGCGCCGTCACTGATGTCCGGCCCCGCCATTACCGCAGCGCCTCGGCGATGCCACTCTCGATCACGGCGTCGTCCCAGTACAGGCGACCGTTCTCGTGCCGGGCGATGGCTCGCACAAGCCGGAACAGCGTCACCGGCCGGGACAGCGAAATGATTTCGCTGCCACCGACGCCTACTTCGTCTGCCACCCGGTGCACGTAGGCTGCGGTGTTGTTCTCTACCGGCGGGGCCCAGCGGTTGATGATTTCTTTGACCGTGCGCAGCCCGTGCTTTCGCTGGTAGGTGATCAGGGTCTTAGCCAAGGCGCGAAACCCGGCCTCCGGCGTCGCGAACACACAGAAACGACGCTCACTTGCCAGCGCCGCTGCGGAACGGTCTTCGCCCTGCCAAGCCACGTTGGTACGGTCAATGTTTCCCGGATTGTTGTTTCGAACGCCGCGCGGCGTGCTGGAACTGTTCATGTGGCTCCCCACTGACCTTGAAGAAGTGCCGGTATCGCCCACGCCATCCAGGCGCAAGTGGGCGATACCGGCCAAACGATTACGCGCCGCTGGCCTCGCCGGCGGCTGCGGTGCCCGGCGTCAGGCGCACGTGTACGGTCGGCGCCCCCGCCGCGGCGGCGTACACGGCAAAGCCGATGTCGCCCACCTGGTCAGCACCGGCAGCTGCAGCAATGGCATGGTTGCTGCTGGGATCCCAGTTCACCGGAGCGCCCACGGCGAATACCGCTGAGGGCAGCTTGGGCAGCTCGAACACACCCTCGACATGGACGGCGATGATCTCGCCAACCTTGCCGTCGGTGACGGCGGCACCGACCAACTTGCCCTCGACCACCAGCTCACCGCTCTTTGCGTCGCTGGTCAGGGTCACATCCAGCACGCGACCGTCCTGATGTGCGTTCTTCATGATTCAGTCCTCACTATCGATATGGATGGCAATCAGGCGCGCCGCGAGGGCCACGCCCGACTGTGATTTGGATTAGGCTTCGGCCGGTTCCGGCTTTCCCGGGTTCTTGTAGATGCCGCGGTAGTCGGCAATGGCCGGCGCCGCGTCAAGGCGAACCTTCCAGGCCACACCGTCGACGGTGAAACCCTGTTCCTGTTCCAAGTACGGCGACTGGTTGCCGTCCAGGTAACCCACCACGATGCCGTCCACGAATGCGGGATTTGCGACGCCGTACCAGGCCTCGGCGCTCTTTTCGTCCAGTCGGCCGTGGTCCCACACTTCGAAGGTGTTGCGCACAGTGTTCGGGTCACGCTCGCCGCCACTGCCAACGGCGAACTCTGCCGTGCGCACCGCGCGGGCACGCTCACCCAGCGCGACGGGGGTCAGCAGACCCTTCATCGGCACCTGGATCAGGTTGCCGTCCTTGTCCTTCTGCCGACGCATCCGCGCCTGCATGCCGCCGACGCTGGATGTGCTGATCAGCGCCGCTGGCAGCAGATTGCCGTGCTCGGCATGGAAGAGCGGCTTGCCATCGGCGAGGACCGGATTGCCGTTGATCAGCTCGAATACCGCCTTGGCCAGCGTGCGACGGGCGGCCTGGCCCATCTTGCGCGGCACGTCGCTGAAGATGCCCAGGTCGTCGTTGATGATGGCCTGGCGAGTGATCGTGAACAGCTTGCCGTAAGTGACGATCTTCATCGCCTGCGACTGTTCGCTGAAGGTCCCGTGCTTGTACTCACCGCCTTCCGGCACGATGTCCAGATCCGAGAAGGCCCCCAGCCCAACCAAGTTGGTCGGCTTGAAGTCCGGCACGTTGACGGCGCGGGTGAACTGGTCGAAGTTCTCCTCCGCTTCCTGATACCCCTGCAGCACGGCCCGGCGCGAGGCGTCGCCCAGGAGCGAGGGGAAGTCGGAGGTGCTGTGGGTGAAGGCAAGACCCACAATCTGCATCCGATCCATGCCGGCCACATTGGTCCCAGTCGCCTGGACGCACGCACGAGCAATTTCGCCCATGGTCATTCCGCGATACGGATTGCCGTCGGTCGGCTGCACCAGACCGGCGCGGGCTTGGATGGCATTGGCCATCGCCGAGCGGGTCAGGTCACGCTGGTCGGTGCCGGCGGTGAAGTTGGCACCTCCGCTAAGCGGACCGGCGTTGGAGGCCAGCAGCGCCAGGATGTGGCGGCCCACCGCATCGGCGGTGACATTGGAGTCAGCCTGCGCGATCACGCTGTTCACGTACTCGCTCACTTGGGCATTGCCCATATGCGGAGTGGCCATCGCCTGGATCTGCGAATTGCGTTCGCGCAGTGCCCCCATCGCGGCCTGAACGGGATCTGCCGCGGCCGCCAGGGGCGGCGCGGCCACCGGAGCGACGGCCGAGACAGGAGTAGCGGGGGCGCCTGCCGGGGTCGCAGTGGTGCGGCCGGCATTGGCGAGGATGTGGCGGTACTGCTGGTTCATGGTGGGATCCTCAATATGGCCTATCACGGCCGACTGGCTGACCTCAGGGAGAGAGGCGAAAACTTGCGGAGACAGGCACGCCGCGATGTGGCGGCGCAACTGGGCGGTGACCGAAGAAGCCGCACCGTCGATTGACTGCAGGTAGCCGCTGATGGCCACGGCTGATGCGCCCTGCCAGCGAGCGCTGGCGCCCGGCTCTGCGTCCACGACGACGTCGGCCAACCCGGCCTCCATGGCCTGCGGCCCGGAGTACCAGTGGTCCACGTCGTCGGTAAGCAGGCGCTCCATCTCCTCGCGACGCCCCGAACGGGCTGCATACGCCTCCAGCATTGCAGCGGCATGGGCGTCGAGCGCATCGGCGTTCTGGCGGAACGCGGTAGCGCTTCCAGCGGCTACCGTGCGCGGCGCGTGCACCATGACCAGCGAGCTGGCATAGACCCGCCGCTCGTCGCCGGCCTGCAGGATCAGCGAGGCGATGGACGCCGCCTGGCCTTCCACGGTCACGACCTTACGTGCGACGTGGGACTTGAGGGCGTTGTGAATCGCCAGACCATCAGCGACGATTCCGCCAACGCTGTTCAGGCGTACATGAATGGTGGATGCGGTGATCTGGCCGATCTGCTCGACCAGGTCGCTCGCCGAAACCGACTCTTCGAACAGGAACCCGCCGATCGCGCCGTAAATCATGACCTCAGCCGTGTCGGCCTCGGCGCGAATCTGATACAGCGCAGGGCCTAGCTCGGGGTCATGTCCAGAATCGGCGCGGATGGTGGTTTGGATGGCGGCGGCCAACAGGCATGCACGCATGGTTATTCGCTCCTGGAGAGGTCGTGCTGGAGCGAGCCCACCACGCGGGCACGCGCTTCAGCGCTGGTGTTGGATGCCGACGGCATCAGGTCTTGGTTCTGTTGCTGCCAGTCTTGGCGTTGGCGCAGCACCTCGGCCGGGTTGTTGCCGTACTGCAGCGTGTTCTGCTGCGGAGATACCCAGCCTCGATCCTCAGCCTCCCCACGGGCGTAAGCCTCTTTCAGCGGGTCGATCCAGGGCATGACCGGACGCACATAGGTCGAAGCGGCCAAGTCGCGCAGGGTCCATCCTCGGGGCAGCTTCACGCGACCGGACAGAACGCA